AGCAGACAGACTGTCGTACAGGTTGTCTTCCATCGCCTCTTCGGTGATGGAGAAGCCCATAGCGATGGTCTCGTGGTTGTAACGAGCGGTCCAGGCTTCCTGCGCATTGTCATACGCGATGGCTGCACCTTCGTTCTTCACTGGGGCGGCGGAGAAACCAGCGAGCTTGGTCTCTTCTTCAAACGAGCGCTCGGAGGTCTCCGTTTCGTAGATCTCCTTATGCTCTTCACCGTAGGTCTTGTACTCCATGCCAAACAGAGCATTCAGCCCAGGCAGGAGTTCCTTCAGTAGTTGGGCACGTGAAATTGCCATGATTCACTCCTTAGGCGGTTGTGCTGCTGTAGTAGCCATGCACCAGCAGGTTCGACTTCACCAGAATTTCTGGGTACTGAGTGAACACGATGGTGGAGGCCGAGGGAATGGCAACGACGCTGCCAGGAACTGCGATGGCTGAGTTCAGCGTGACCGAGGTCGCGCCAGCCGAAGCCGCTGCCGTCACGAAAGACGACGTTTGGATCAGTTGCCCGTTAGAAGCAACATACGCCACGCTGGTGCCAATCGGGATCGCCGCAGGCAAGCCAGAACCCGTGAGGGTGATGGCCGTACCAGACGACGAACCCGAGGCCGTCACGCTGAAGGCCGTGTCTTCAACCACGCCAACACAGCGAAGCGGCAGGATCGAAGACACAGGCGTAGCGGTCGGGGCCAGCACGGCGTTTGCCGAGTTGCCCGTGTTCACATTGCCAGTGTTGTCGATCATGCTCAGGTTCGTGCCAACCATCGCCAGAGCGCCAGAGGCAATCACCGTGGTAGCAGAGCAAACCACCGCCTTGAACACCGTGTCAGGATCGTCAGCAACAACCGCTGCCGCATCGCCAGCCAGCGTAGACGCGGGCCAGTATTGCGAGAAACGCTTCTGCTTCGTCACCGGATCGGTGTACGAACAACCGAGGAAAACCCCGGTGACTTGGTTGGAACCCGTGCCGGTCGAAACCGATGCACGGGTAGCGAAACCACGAGACAACACCACATAGTCACCGTAGAAGATGTTTGTGGCGTAGCCGTACTGAATGGGCAAGGTGCGGGTTGAACCTGCAAACACCTGCCCGCCGATCAAATTGATCGGCTTTAGCCCGTAGGGGGCGTCGATAGTGGGATATCCCATCTCTGACTCCTAAGATTTACGAACCGCGTCCGAACGACACCTCAGACTTGCGCTCTCGGAAGAGAGGCATCCGGGGGTCACTCTCGCGCATGTAGTTGTTGTCCACTGACGCCATCTGCCCATCAGCTTGACGCTGATAAAAGGCGTTCCGTTGTTCAGTGAACTCCTTCGGTGTTTTGCAAAGCATGAGCCCGCCGATCTGAATGCTGTCCGGGAAGCGGCCCGCGCCGGTTTCCGCAACATACGTCTCAGGGTGATCACTAGCCTTGACGGGCTCCCAGCCCTCTTGAAGTTTCATGGAAACATTGCGAGGATCAGCGTTACCAAGGGTACTCACACGAATCCAACGCATGGCGTATCCAGGCTCCTCATTCACATGAGGAAGCACATCAGGAACCATCCACTGCTTGGGCCTCTCGGCCTTTGCACGAGTGTCAAATTCACGGGGGATTCTGGGTTCAGCCATTTTGTTTCCTCATTTCTTCAGCAACCGCACGGGCGTACTGCTCATTCGTCAGTCCGAGCCGCTTGGCGATTTGAACTTGTGATTGCGTCAACACGATCTTTCTGGGCGCTGTGCTTCGCGTGGCAGGAGCAACAACCGACTTTTTGACCGGCTTCTCAGAGGGGAACGCATCTGGAAAAAGCTGCCGTACACGGGAATTGATCTTCTCGTAATACTCGTCGCTGGCTGTGCTAACACCACTCTCCACAAGTTTTCGATGAACCGTCAGGGCAACAGCCGTCATCTCGTCGTCCGAACCAAACCACGGATTGGAATCTCTCCACGCAAGTGCTTTGGCTTCAACTTGAGGCTCTGCCCGTGGAGCGGGTTGTACCACAGGTTCTTCAGGTTTTGCAACAGGCTGAGCTACTTGCGGTTTGAAATTGTTGACCCGTTCTGCCTTGATCTTGGCAGTGGTCAAGTCTTCCTGGGCCGCGATGAACGCCTCGGTATCGCCTGCTTCGTGTGCGGCTTTGAGCTTCGCCTTGGCCTGTTCTACCTCGTTGGCAACAACCTTTTTGGCTTGTTCCAGCAAAGCCTGTTGACCCTGGCCGAGACTGCCTTGGAGCCGCTTGTTCTCTTCGACAAGGTTTTGCGCAAGGCGCAGGGCCTCTTCACGCTCACGCAGTGCAGACTCCTTTGCCCTACGTTCTTCGTGGTAGCCCTTGGAGAAGTGCTGGATTCGCTTCTTCACCCCTTCGGAATACTGAGACAGTTCGTCGTCAGTTACTTCCGTAGGAGCCTCTTTCATCGGGGCTCGGTTGCGGTCTTGCTCAGGTGTATCGTCAACGACCTCGATCTCGGTTTCGCCTTCGACTTCAATCTGAAGTTCTTCAGGCGCGTCCTTCTTCTCAGTCTTGATTTCGTCCGGGAATTGGAATTCCGTCATGTTCTACTCCTTATGACCGCTTGATGCCGCGTGGATCTTGCACAACCGCTTCAACCGAATCGTCGTTGATGATGCGAAATTCTTGGCCGTGGATCTTCAGCCGCGTACCAGAATTGGGACGAACCAGCACGAAGTCACCCACCTTGCATGACGGACCACTAGGGAACCGAAGCGGGTCTTTGTAGCAGTCTGGTCCCATCTTGGCGACGAACAGAACTGGACTCAGCACCTCTTCAAAGTGCATGGTCTGCCCTGCTTTAAGCAGTCCGCTTTCGTACTCTTCTTCCGCTTTGGGCAGAACGCAGAGCAAGTGGTAGGTCACCGGATCAGGCACCTGTCGGGCCTTTTCCTCGTCGGTTTGCGGCAACACGGTGGTGTTTTGGCCGTCGCTCAGGAGTAGTTCACTCATCGTCGTTTTCCATCTTTCGCACAAGGTCGGTTATGAAAGCATGAGCGCGTGAAAGACCCTGGATTTCACCCGTCATGTATTTGTACTCGGCAAAGTCTTTTGCCGCACCTGAGATAAGCGCCTGCGCGATGGACTCGCGGCGCTCTTCCAGTTCTTTGATAACTACGTCAATTGCGGTTGCCATTTACTGCCTCGGTGCTTTGGGTTGAGATGCCTTCATAGCCTGTTGTTGCATCTTGACCTGTTGCTGCTGCGCTTGATGGTTGAGTTTTTGGCGATGCACTTGTTCCTTCTGTTGAAGTTCCTGCTGCGCCTTCATAGCCTTCAGCCGGGGGTCTTCGCCTTGACCCTTTTGGGCTTCAAGCTGTAAGCGCTGTGCTTCAAGCTGCAACTTCTGCTGCGCGATTTGGAAGTCCATCTGGTCGTTCTGTGCCTTGCGCTTCAACTCTTCGGCCTTCAACTGCAACTCAGCTTGAGCCATCTGCAAAGCGGGGTCTTGGGCTTGCTGCTGGGCTTGCTGTTGTTGTGCCTTCTGCGTGTTACTCTGCAACAACTGCTGTGCCGCTTGGGCGACCAAACGCGACAACTGAACCTCGGTCTGCTCGTCGAGCTCCTGATCCGGCGCGGTCATCGGAACGCCAAGCTGCTCCTCGATCTGCTGTCTGTAAGCAAACGCCATGTGCTCCGCTATGTGCGCCATCACGGCCCCCATCATCTGCTGCGCCATCGGGCTCTGCCCCATCATCTGCATAATGGTCGGGTCTTGCATCAGCGACATATGCGTAGCGATGTGCGCCTGATGGTCTTGGTAGATGAACGCCTTGGTGGGTTTGCCAGTCAAGAAGCTCATGTTTTCTGACACAGGATCACGCGGCTTCTGGTCGTCCTCCACAGGGACCAGCTTCTCTGCATTCTTGATCCCCAAAACTTCCAGCATCTGACGATGCAACTGAGGCAGGTCGTAGATCTGCGGGGCACCTTGTGCCAGTTGCAGTGCAGCTTGGTACTGCATGATCCGCTGCGCCATCGTCGCCGCGTTGGGATCACTGACAGGGATGATCTCCACCTGATCGTAGTCAGACTGCTTGGCCTTGCGGTTGCCGCCCTCAGGCGTGTAGGCGTAGTCGGACGGTGTGAAGTCCCGGATCACTGCCTTGAGCAGCTTGAACTCCATCTTCAGGCTGTCGTGTACACGCGCCTGGACAGCGCCCATCGTCTTGAGTTGACGTTCAAGGATCGCCAGCGTGGTTCCCACCGGGGCCTGGGCGCTCATGTCGCTGACCTTCAGATCTGCGATGGCTGCAAGGCGTCGGCCTTCTTCCGTGATGCGCTCCAACAGACCCGCCAGCACTTGGCTCGGCTCCTTGTACGGCAGCGGCATGATGTTGTCACGCACGCTCCCCGAAGGAATGTCCACGTCTCGGAACTCGCCCGGGGCGATGGGCGTGTCGTCGCCCTTGATCCGCAGGCCACGGCTCTTCAGGCCACCAGGGAGGTTGCTCAGTGTGCCCGCGTCAACCAACTGCCGAATGATGCTCGTGCCCGCTCTTGCGTAGCCACCGACCAGACTGATCAGACCAATACCGTAGGGGCCGAAGCCGGGGATGTACGTGTACTGTGAGAAATGCTGGCGCTTGCGCTTCTTCTCGTCGTCTTCGTTCCAGTTACGGCGGATCGCCATAACTTCAGAACTGCCTTTCTCAATGGTGATGACATACGGACGGGCAATGCCATCTGGATCTTCGTAGCCTGCAAGATCCCAGTCCAAATGGACCTCAAGGAACTGATAGCGGTCATCATCATTGAGGGTATACCCCTGTTCTTCTGCCTTTTTCTTCTCGACATCGGTGAAGAACTTGACCGGCTCACCAAGCGCTACTTCCTTGTAAAACCCCGCAGCCTGCAGTTTTTTGACCTCGTTCTCGGTCTTGCGCATAACGTGCGTCACACGCTCTGCGTTGTAGATGCTGCTGGCTCCGTAGGGGATGATCATGTCCTCTGCAGGGATGAACGGGGCAGCAGGGCGCTCAAGGTTGGGGTCAGCGTAGATCTTTTTGAACCCTGCCCCGGCCAAGCCCAGGTTGAACAGCAGCCGCTCGTGCTCCGGGCGGTACTCCACCATCTCCTCGGTCAGCCAGTTGTTCATGTCCTCACGGACACGCTCTGCGGCTTCCTCTTTCAGCCGGTCGATCGCACCGATGATCTTGGTCTTGACCGGCCCCTGTGCAGGGAACGTCTCGGTGATGAGTTCTGACTGAAAGCGCACGGCTGCTTCGGTCAGCAGGGGGCTGTACACGCCACACGCGCCGTTCCACGGCTCGGTACGCTCCTCGTACTTCATGCCAAGAACTTCCAAGCCCTTGACGTAGGCTTCTGCCCAGTCTTTGCGGCTGTTGATGTCCGCGTCCACCAAGGCGATGATCTCTGAGGCCAGCGACTGAAGCTCCCCGTCGTCCATGTACTCCGCAAGGTTGGCGTCGAACGTGTCTGCCGTTTCCGGCTCAGGAGTGAGTTCAATCTCCACACCGTCGATGCCGATGCTAACGGCGTCGGGGTTCTCGATCTCAATCTCGATGGCAGGCTCGTCGCCCATGAGGGCGGTGTCCAGAGGCATAAGTGTCGGGTCGATATTCGTTGCCATGTGAAATTCTTTCAGTAGTACGCAACACGGTTGCGATAGGACGGTTCGTCCTTGAAGTCGGTTGGCAGTCTGATGAACCCGCCCTGCCGGTATCTCGCCAGCACCATGCTCAGGCAGTCCACCATGTCGTCATGCGACCCGTAGGGGAAGGCAACTGACTGCTCAATCACTTCCTCAGCCCAACGGCGTCCTTCAGGATACCAGACCATCCCTGAGCGCAGGATGTCAGACACGGCGTTCAGACGGGCAATCTTGTCCC